CCCCTCCGGTACTGGACGCAGACCAGCTCTGGGTGATACTATCAGGCATATTGGGCATCGCTGGGATGAGGTCTTTTGAGAAAACCAAAGGCGTTGCCAGCAAATAAAGGTTGCCCATGCCACTTTCCAAGTTACTTTTTAAGCCGGGGGTCAACCGGGAAAACACCCGTTACACCACCGAAGGCGGTTGGTACGACTGCGACAAAGTCCGGTTCCGTCAAGGCAATCCTGAGAAGATTGGCGGCTGGACACGCTTCAGCGCGTTTACGTATCTTGGCGTCTGCCGGTCACTGTGGAACTGGATCACCCTTGGCGGGGCCAACCTGCTGGGTGTGGGTACGAACCTGAAGTTCTACATCAATCTGGGCGGGCAGTACTATGACATCACGCCAATCCGCGCATCCAGCACCATCAACAACAACCCGTTTGTAGCCACGCTTAGCTCCAGCGTCATCACGGTAACCGACACGGCTCATGGCTGCTTGACCGGGGACTTTGTGACTTTCAGTGGGGCTGTTGGCCTTGGTGGCAACATCACAGCAACAGTTTTAAATGCCGAGTATCAAGTCACTGTTATTAATGCAAACTCGTACACCATCACTGTTTCTGCTGTGGCCAACGCTACGGACGTATCAGGCTCTCCCGGCGGCGGGGCTTCGGTTGTCGCAGCTTATCAACTCAATACTGGCCCTGAAGTACAAATACCGCTGGTTGGGTGGGGTGCAGGTGGTTGGGGCGCTGGTGTGTGGGGCACAGGAGCATCGGACCCAATCGCTCTCCAGTTGTGGAACCAGTTTAATTTTGGCGAAGACTTAATTTTTGGGCCACGCGGTGGGGGTGTTTATTATTGGGACGCATCCGCTGGTACTGGAACCCGGGGGGTCAACCTGACCGTATCAGGTGACGCAGACACGCCGCTGTTCCAGAACAAGATCGTCGTTTCAGATGCGTCGCGCTTCACGCTGGTCTTCGGCACCAACGATTACGGCGTGGCAACGATTGACCCCATGCTGATCCGCTGGTCAGATCAGGAAAACCCTTTTGTCTGGACTCCGGCCATCACCAACCAAGCAGGCAGCATCCGGTTGTCGCACGGCTCTGAGATCGTCACGGCCATTCAGACTCGACAGGAAATTGTCACGTTCACCGATCAGGCGCTGTATTCGCTGCAATACCTTGGGCCACCCTACGTCTGGGGCACGCAGTTGCTTGGAGACAACATCTCGATCGCAAGCCCCAACGCTGTAGCACTTGCTTCTGGCGTGGTTTACTGGATGGGCGTGGACAAGTTCTACGTGTATGACGGGCGTGTGCAGACGCTCAATTGCGACCTGCGACGCTACGTGTTTGGTGACTTCAACCAAGACCAAGCCGCGCAAGTGTTTGCGGGGACCAACGAGGGTTTCAACGAGGTCTGGTGGTTCTACTGTTCGTCAGACTCTACCGTGGTGGACAAGTACGTCATCTTTAACTACCTTGAAAAAATCTGGTATTACGGCACCATGGAACGCTCGGCATGGCTGGACACCGGTTTGCAGGCTTTTCCGATTGCCGCGACCTACATCAACAACATCGTCAACCACGAGGACGGCGTGGACGACAACTCCACGGCTGTCGCAGCGCCGATTGTGGCAAACATCTCGTCTTCAGAATTTGACATTGGGGATGGCCACAACTTTGGGTTTGTCTGGCGGGTGCTCCCGGACTTGACGTTTGGCGGGTCTGCGTCCTCTCCCACGCCGCAGGTCACAATGACGCTGCAAGGGCTCACAAACTCGGGCTCCGGGGTCACAGCTTCTGCAAATCAGAACGTAATCAAGGGCAGCAACTACGTGATTACCGAAGAATTTACTGGGCAGATTTACACCCGGGTGCGTGGGCGACAGATGATCTTCAAGATCGACTCCGCCCAAGTGGGCACTACGTGGCAGCTTGGAGCGCCCCGGTTCGACATCCGACCTGATGGGCGTAGGTGACCTAAAGTATTACACATGGCTGAACTAAACGCAACCCCACCTAACTTGCCGCTGGCCCCTAACGAGTACGACCGCCGGTATCAAGACCAACTGAACAACGTCATACGCTTGTTTTTTAACCAACTGTCTAACCCCGGTGACATGGGCGGGGCTACGCTCAACCTAGACCTCGGTACGCTGCCGACTGAAGCCGATCTACCTAATTTAAGGCTTGGTGACGTTTACAGGGACACACAGGACGGCGTGCAGGTAAACAGCCAAATGCTTCGCATAAAGACATCAACATGATACCATCCAGCAACCCTATTTTTAAGAGGCAACTATGAGCCTACACGCCCTTGCCAACGACATGGCTTCAAAAGGCCGATATGGCGACTCGATGCTGGTGCACATGGCACCCAACGAAGTTGCTGGCCTGCACGCTCTTGCCCTTCGCCACGGCGAAGAACTGACCATCAACCCTGAAACGGGTTTGCCTGAAGCGTTCAAGCTGAAGTCTTTGCTCCCAATGATTTTGGGTGCGGCATTGGCTCCTTTGACCGCAGGTACGTCACTGGCGTTCCTTGGCGCTACGCCTTTGGCGTCTGCCCTTACTGTTGGCGCGGGCTATGGCTTGGCCAAAGGCAGCTTGAAAGAAGGTCTGTTGGCGGGTCTGGGTGCGTATGGCGGCGCTGGGTTGGCCGCAAGTCTTGGCTCTGCAGGGGTAAGCGAAGCTGCCGCACAAGAGGCGCTTAAAAGGTCCACGGTGGAAGACGCCATCCGCATGGACCTGCAAGAACGCGCCTTATACGCCCCCGTTGCAAATACGGCCACAAGCACGGCTACCGCAGCCCCGACTGCCGCGCAAACGGCCTCGGATATCAGTGGTCATGGGTACGGCGCACCGGGGTCTGAGGCAGTTGCCCCCGTTACAACAACTACTCCCATGACCTCCGTGGCCAGCGCACGGGTTCCGGGATCGCCTATGGCCCCCATTTCGGGGGAAGAAATTGCAAGGGCCGGGTTCCAAGGTGCCGCACCCCCCACAGGGCTGGATGCGCTGAGCAAAGGTGCACAGAGCATCTACGACAAGGGCCAAGTGGGTGATTTCTTCACGAACAAAGCCAACAGGGGCTTCACGATGGCTGCAGCGTCATCTGCGCTGATGGCTCCCGAAGACGAAGAAGGTATGCCAGAGACCAAGCGGGACCCCGGCTATATCCGCCCGGCCCGTTACGACTGGCGCACCGGTAAGTACCAGTACTTCGACCCTGTCAAGGCTTCGGAGTGGGGCACTCGCAACCTGTCCGAATACACCAACCCCAACGACCCCAACGCACGCACGCCTCTTGGAGCTAAGGCTGGTGGCCTGATGGCCCTTGCCAACGGCGGAGCTGTTGCGTTTGCGGATGGCGGAGAAACTGACCCTAATTACGCTGAAAAACGCTTAGCCAGTATCAACGCTTTCTTGCAGACCAACCCCAGCGCAGAAGCTCTTGCCGCTGCACAGGATTACTACAAGGTAGGCGGAGACGAGCTTGAACGTGCCCGTGCGTATGGCAACGTGGGTTCTGCTCCGGGCTCCGATATAGCCAATGCACCTACTGGCCCTGTTGTCGGTGGCGGCGGTTATGACCCCCGCCCAACTGTCAGCGCGGGCACCGTGGAGCAAGGGTACTCGCAAGCCTACAGCCCTGAGCAGGTGCAGGCCATCCGCGCCGGGTTTCTGGACAATCGCGACGACCCCCAGAGAATGATGGAGCTGATGAACCAGTACGGCGTCAACGTCAAAGATATTGCCACGGCCATGGGTGGCTCGGAGAAGGGCTACCAAAACATCTTCTTGCAAGGCGGTGCGGACCCGTCGTTTGGCGGCATGGGCGACTACAAAGCAACAACCAACGACAAGGCGTACCTCGACAACATGTTGAAGCAGCCCAACCCGTTGGGTCAGGGCACGTTGGCAGACGTGTACAAGAAGCAAGGCATCGACCCCTACACTGACCCTCGCGTGCTGACGCAAGCCCGTGAAGAAAATGAACGTCTGGCCCGCCGTAACCTGATGCGCACCAACGCAGGCGCAGACCCCGTTCCGGGCCCCGTTCCGGGCCCCGGCGGTGGCGGTGGCGGTGGCGGTGGCGGTGGAACAACACCCGGACCCGGACCCGGACCCGGACCAACAATCCCTCCCGTGTACACGCCGCCAACAGGCCCATACAACCCGCCACCACCAGTGCCGGTCACGCGTCCGATTGCAGAAGTGACAACGGGCGGCTCACGGGAAGGTTACGAATACTTGGCTGGCCAACGCGACTACCCCGTTAACCCGTATTTGCCAATTGATCCGGCAACGGGTAAGCGTGTGGATGTTGGTGTGCCTTACTGGAAAGCCATGGGTATGGAAAACCCATACAAGGGTCCTAAGGTGGCAGACGAGCTGACCAACCCAAACACTACCCCTAAGACTGCGCCACCAACAGGTAAAAAATGGGTGTGGAACCCAACGGACAGGAAGTGGGTGGCGGAAGCCGTTGTGACGCCGACCATAACATCTGACTCTGTTCAAGTCGCTAATGGCGGTGTGGTCCGTCGCATGGCTCTTGGCGGGCTTGGTGCTCTGGCTGGTGGTGGCGCGGCCTCCCAGTACAACCTTGGCGGCTACTCTGATGGCGGACGCTTGCTACGCGGCCCCGGAGACGGCGTGTCGGACAACATCCCTGCGACAATTGGCAATAAACAACCCGCACGTTTGGCTGATGGTGAGTTTGTGGTCCCGGCCCGGATTGTCTCTGAGTTGGGCAACGGCTCGACTGAAGCTGGTGCACGCAAGCTGTACGCCATGATGGACCGTGTACAGAAAGCCCGGGGCAAGACCACCGGCAAGAACCGCGTAGCGACCAACAGCCGCGCTGACAAATACCTTCCCGCATAAGGAGCCGAATCATGGCAGTATCAACCACCGAAACGCAGTATGGCTTTTCTGACGTACTGAAACCCTATGCCGAGTCGCTGTTGGGGCAAGCTGCGGGTATCACCGATCTCGAAGCCAACCCATACCTGCAGTACCAAGGTGCGCGTTACGCACAGTCCAGCCCGCTGCAGCAGCAGTCGTATGCAAACATTGGCTCGATGGCTCCGGCCGGACAGATTGAAGAAGGCTCGAAAATTGCAGGTTTGGCCGCAGCATATGGCTTGAATTCAAAGTACGGCCCATCGCAATACCAGTCAGGGAGCTTCACACAGCCCGGTGCTGCTGGGCAGTACATGTCGCCGTACATGCAGAACGTGGTGGACATTAACAAGCGCGAAGCGCAGCGCCAAGCCGACATTGCTGGCACACAGCGCGGTGCCAAAGCTGCAGGAGCCGGTGCTTTTGGCGGTGCACGCCAAGCCATTGAGAACGCCGAGGCTCAGCGCAACCTGTCCACACAGATGGGCGACATCCAGAACAAAGGCATGCAGGACGCCTATGGCCAAGCCATGAGCCAGTTCAACGCCGAGCAGCAGCAAGCACAGCAGGCCGCTCAATTGCGGGAGCAGTCTTCGCAGTACGGCGCTGGTCTGGGTATGCAGGGTGCCCAGCTAGGCTTGGGTGCAGCGGGTCAACTGGGCACGCTTGGGGGGCAGTACGCTGGCCAGATGCTGGACATCAACAAGCTGCAGAACCAGTACGGCGGGCAGCAGCAGACGCAAGCGCAGAACATTTTGTCGGGCCAATATCAGGACTTCTTGAACGCCCAGCAGCGCCCGTACCAGCAGTTGGGCTTCATGTCCGACATGATCCGGGGTTTGCCTTTGACCCAACAGTCGCAGTCCATGTTTACACCAGCGCCATCAACCTCGTCACAGGCATTGGGTCTGGGTACTGCCGCGCTGGGTTTCAGCAAGCTGGCGGGTATGGCTGGTGGCGGTTACGTAGGGTCTGGTCTGGCCGATTTGGCAATCGCCAACATGGCATAAGGAAACATCATGGCAGGAATCGACGTCAACAAGATCACATCCACGCTGGCACGTTTGCCGGATCAGGCGCTGCAGCAATATGCGCAGATGCACAAGAACGATCCGTACATCATGTCGCTGGCTGTGTCGGAGTCCACCCGCAGAAAAGAATTGCGTGCGGCGGGTCAGAGCCAGCAAGGTATGCAGGAGCAGCCCAAGGTAGCAGACGCTGCGTTGGCGCAGATGGCCCCTCAACAGATGCCCCAAGAGCAAGGCATTGCGGCCCTGCCTGCCCCCAATATGCAGCAGATGGCTGACGGCGGGATTGCTGGATACGAAGGCTATGACGAGGGCGGTATGACCTATGGCCAAGACCCCGTCATGATGATGGCTGACGGTGGGATTGCCCGGTTTAACGGCACGCAGTCGCAGTTCGTGCAGGACTTGGCGGGTATCCCTGCGGCATATAAAAAGTGGTGGCAGCAAAACCGTGAAGAAGATGCCGCCAAGGCCGCAAAAGAACAGGGCATGTCGCAACGTCGGCAAGAAATGCTGGACGCTCGCCAGAAAACAAGTTTTGCCAACTACCTGTTTGGAAGCCCAGAGGCGGAAGCCGCAGGTCAAGCGGAGTTGTCGCAACTGACGGGCCCGACCGCCGCGCAACAACAAGCGGAATACATTCGCCAGCAAGATAAGCTGATGAAGGGGTACGGGCCTCGCCGTACCGGCGATGAGTTTGAGGGTGAAGAAGCTGCTATTGCCGCCCGCGCAGCCGCGAAGCCCGTCAAAGCTACCAAACCTGCGCCGGGCAAAGGCACAGGCGCGGGCAAGGACAAAGCCAACATCAAACCACCACCTACCCCCGTTGCAACAGCCGCAGCAGCCCCATCGGGGGGTATTACCGACCTGTTCAAAGCCAGCACGGCCGCAGAGCTTGGTGCGGAAGCCGATGCGTTGTCCACGAAGGACATTGCTCGCATGGAAAAAGAATACAGCCCGTTCTTGGCCGAGCTGAAAGCGGAGAAAGAATCCCTTGGCAAGCGCAGAGACTCCAATTCGGCTGAAGCGTTGATCCGTGCGGGTCTCAGCATTGCAGGTGGCAAATCCCGCAACGCACTACAGAACATTGCAGAAGGGGCCAAAGAAGGCTTCAGTGCTTTTGCTGAAGCCAACAAGGCGGACGAGGCCGCACGCCGTGCGCTGCGCCAGTCGGAAATGGCCATGATGCAAGCCCAACGTGCTGAGCGTAGCGGTTACCACAAAGATGCTATTGCCCTGACCAACCAAGCCCGCCAAGAGAAGCAGTTTGCCGTGTCTGCTGCAAATCAAGCTGAGCAGCTCAAAAACACCAAGGCGTACCAAGAAGGTAGCTTGGCCAATCAAAAGCTCATGGCTCAAGCGGCTATGCAAAGAGCATCCAATGTGGGTGGTGGCGGCATGAGCAAGGAAGCTCAGTTGAAGCTGAACAACCTGAAAGCGTTGGTAGGTAGCCTGAAGGATGAACTCAAGGACCCCTTCCTCAACCTCCCACGCAACGCGGAGATCAAGAAGGCCAAGACAGCCCAGTTGGCGCAAGCCCAATCGGCTCTTGCACAGGGCGCAGGGTTGGCTACAATGATGCCAGCCTCCCCCACCGGCGCAAGTGGCGGAGTTCAATTCTTAGGATACGAAGAATAGTCCCATGCCAATCGCTCGCTTTAAACTCCCTGATGGCCGCATCGCAAGATTCCAAGTTCCAGACGGGACCCCTCCAGAAGCGGCGCAGCGAATGATCGAAGCGGAGCTGGGGTTAGCGCCTCCAGCTCCTGCGGCCCCGGCCGAACCCAAAGAAACCACCGTTGGCGGCAACGTCAAAGAGTTTTTCAAAGGCATAGTGCCCGGAGCCATTGGGCTTGCTGAAAGCGCTGCGGTGGGTGCATCGGCACTCCTGCCTGAAGACGCAGAAAAAGCCACCCGCAAGTTTGTCAAAGAGACTGCCGCATCGGCACGCAAACCATTTGAAGCTGGTGCTGGCTACGAAGAGTCGATCGGCCGTAAGTTTGGTGAAGCCGTGGGCTCCACCGTTCCCTTCCTTGCATCCGCTCCCCTAGGTATTGCTGGCCGTGTTGCGGGCACCGCTTTGGGTGTTGGCGCTGGAGCTGGTGAAGCTCGTGGCCGCGCTGAAGAAGGCGGAGCCGCCGCTGGTGACCGTAGCCTTGCCACTGCACTGGGTGCAGGTGTGGGTGTGACGGAGATGTTCGCCCCCCTGCGAATCTTGGGCCGACTGGCCGACCCCATCAAACAGGGCGCTGCAGCCCAGATCAAGCGTGCATTGATTGCTGGTGGTGAAGAAGGCGCTCAAGAAGCTGCAACGCAGATCGCACAGAACCTGATCGCCAAGGGCATCTACAAGCCAGAGCAGGCCATCATCGAGCAGGTCGGGGAATCCGCAGCCTATGGCGGCGCTACCGGTGCGCTGGTGCAAGGTTTGCTGGACTTGGCAATTGGTCGCCGTGGGGTAGGTGCGGGTGCTGGTACTACTGGGGTAATCCCTGACGCTGAAGCGCGGGCCCAAGCAGAGCGGGAACGCCGTGACCAACTTAAGCTCGAACAAGGGCTGGGGGCGGAAGCTAAGGATGCACAAGCCCAAGGGTATGTGGGCCAGCAAGGGCAGTTGTTCCGTGGCCTGCCCACCCCCACACAACCGCAACGAGACCTTGCGGGCCAGATTCTGGAGCCCGCGCCCGATGAGGCCGCGCCGCGCCCCTCCGATTTGTACGAAGGCTTTCCGCTGACCACAGAGGTTGCACAAGAGGCAGGCTTTGCCCGCACACCAGAAGAGCTGGAAGCTGCAGGTCAGCAGCAGCTCGGCCTTGACCAAGCGCAGGACACAGAGTTCTTCCGGCAAGAGCTGGCCACACTGGACAGGGAATACACAGCCCTGCAGGCAAAGAAGACAAAGACCCCAGAAGAGAATCAGCGCATGCGGGAAATCCGTACGCGCCGCACGCAGTTGAATGAGTTGGTCCGGGAGCGCACTGCCAACCGTGGCCCGCAGCTCAAGCAAGGGCAGGATCAGGGTACGCTGTTTACCCCAACAGAGTTGCGTAAAGGTGAGCGTAGCTTCACCCCGATCACTGTGCCCCCGCAGTCGCCAGCCCGTGCGAAGGACGTATCGACCCAAGAGCAGAGCGACCTCATGATAGAGGCTACGTTTGAGTACGCCGATCTGGTCAAGATGCGTGAGCAGCTCAAGGCTTCAGAGCAAACCCCTGAGACCCAGAAGCGCATCAAGTATCTGGATGGACAGATCAGAGACTACACCCTTGCAGGTGTGGACCAAGCGTACCAGCAGCGCCTTGAGCGCGAGGCTTCGCAACCATCCCCCGAGCAGGTCGCACGTGAAGCTGCGTTGGCTGAGCAGTCTGCGTTTGCGAAGCAGCCAGAAGGGCAACCAGTTCCCGAGCCTACCGTCCGGGCAAAGCCCACGCCAGCAACCGTGCCGACGCTGATGTCGCCTGACGTGCTTGGCGTGCTGGGCATCGGCCACTCAGCCATCTTGCGCAAGCCTACCCACCCTATCCACGGGCTGGACATTACAAAACCAGAAGACGCCGCTGAAGTCAAGAAGATGCTCACGGTGTACAAGGAAGGAAAGAGTGCGCCAATCGTACAAAAAGTGGACGCGTATTTGGCCCGTCCCGAGTTCCAAGGAGTCCCAGATGTATCAGCCCCGGCAACCACGCAACCTGCGCCTGCGGTCAGCAATAAGCCCCGAGGACGTAAGCGAAGCGTGGCGTTACCTGTACAACCTGCCACAACCGAACTTTCTGAACCCGGAGCCGGAAATGCCCCTGCCACCGGAGCACCTGCAGCACCTGTCGGACTCGGATTGGTTCCTGCTGGACCAACTGCTGGCACGCGAGATGAAACAACTGTCGGAGAGCAGCCTGCAGTAAAGGAAGGCGCAACTTCGGAGCGTAAGCCTGTAGAAACCTATTTTGATGGTGTAGAACAAGCCGCAATCACCCCGTACAAGGGCAAAAACAAATTAGTTTCGATGCCTATTTCGGAGTTTTTGAAGTTGGCAGAAGCTGATACGCCACGAAAAGACAAAGTGGACCGCGTGCAGTCAATGCTTGAAAAGGGGCAGAAGTTTTCGTCGCCCCCATACTTGAGTATTTACATCGCGCCTGATGGTACGGCTACTGTTGACGGTCATGAAGGTCGGCACAGGGCTCGCGCTCTCGCCGCGTTAGGGTACACAACCATGCCGGTAGAGCTTCGCACCAATATCAGGTGGAGCGAGCAAGCTGATCCAGAGAGTCTTGACTATAAAGAAAACTGGCCAACTACGTTGGTTGGGCAAAATGGTGATGTGGTGCCATTCCCTGTTCCAAGGCAGGCCGCTGACCAGCAATACCAAAGCCCCTCTGCGGAACCTACCGCCGCACCGGCTCCAAAAACAGAGTCGAAAAAAGCCCCAAAAACAGAACCCAAAAAGGCCAAGAAGCCCACAGGTATTTTTGACGCATTGCTGCAGCCGGATGAAACCATAGCGCCTGAAGTCGAAACCATGGCTGAAGAAATGGTGACCAAGGAAAAGCCGAAGCCAAAGTCGCCGTTCGATATTTCTGGGCCTTCCCTTACCGGCGCAGAACTGCAAGCAGCGGCTGATGAGGCAAAGAAACGCCGCTCCGTACCCGCTACTGCCACAGGGCAGACCCTCGACGCCATGCAAGCGGAGATTGCAAACATGCCCGGCGTGCTGGGCGCTGCGCTGCGCCGCATGTTGAAGTCTGGCAAGGTCAAGCTCGAAGCTGCATCGCCGGACGGCCGCAAAGTCGGTGGTCTGTATGACGGCAAGGTGGTAACCCTGTACGCCAACGGTATCCCAGAAGGCAAAGTGCTGTCTGTGGCCTTGCACGAGGTCGGTGCCCACTTGGGCCTGAAGAATATGGTGGGCGCGAAGCAGTACGACGCCATCATCGCCCGCCTGCAAAACATGATTGAGAAGGCTGATGGTTCCCCCGAAGCCAAGATGGCGCAGACTGCGTACAAGCGCATCCCAATCCGGGACTTGAAGCGTGGCCCTGAAGTCTTCGGTGATGAGCTGCTGGCCTACTTCGTTGAAGAGATGGCTATGTCTGAGGCTGCGGGCACCTTGCCCAAAGTCGGCATGTTGCGCAACCTATACAACCAGATCAAGACGGGCATCCTGACAGCAATCAACCGCATCTTCGGCACCTCGTTGGGTATCAACGACCTGACCGCTGAGCAGGTTCAACTGCTGGCCAAAGCTGCGTTCACTATGGAGTCCTTCACCGCTGCAAAGGGTGAGGCCACTGCCGAAAGTGAACGCAACTCCATCCCCGGCACAGCGGACCTCGACCCCGCATCCCGCGCTGCTATCAAGGCGCTGCAGGACAAACTGCCTGTGAGCGAACGTGGCCCCGATGGTGTGGTGGGTCAGGCCGTGCAGGGCATGAAACGTGCTCGTGAGAACTCCGGCATCATCACAACATTCCGCCAAGCCGTTGCAGACAAGTTTGCATCGGTGGAATCCAAGGTGTCGCAGATGTTCTCCAAGGGCGTGCGTGATTCCTTCGGCAACCTGAACCCTATGGTGCTGGTGCGCCAAGCGGAGGACAACGCCAAGATCATCATGGACTTCTTCCGTGCGGGCGGCATCCGCATGACCAAGGAAGGTCTGGTTGAGACGTTCGATCAGGACAAGTCGATGGTGTCGGCGCTCAACAAAGTCAAGGACTTTGCCGATGCAAACGGCATGACCTACGAGGAAGCCAAGTCCGAAATTTCTACCGTGCTGGAAGGCCACCGTGTGCACGGCATCCGCCAGTACAACAACGATCTGGAGCAATCGGCCATCATCCTTGCTGGTAAGGGCAAGACCAAAGAGGCTGCGGAAGAACGCGCCCGCAAGATCACCCTGCACATGACCAATGCAGAGATCGACCAGATGGAAGCGATCTACCAGAAGTCCAAAGGTATACAGGGCATTCAAGCTGACCTGAACGCCACCCGCACACAGGCCATCGACCTGATGATTGCCACTGGCCGGATCACCAAAGAGCAGGGCCAATTCTGGAAGGACAACGAAGCCTACGTGCCGTTCGACCGTGTGTTTGAAGAAACCCCGGTGGCACCAAAGTTCACCCGTGGCAAAGGCTTGGCAGTGCTGCGCAACTACCCCGGCATGGAAGGTTCGCTAGGTCGCCCAGTGCGCAACGTACTCGATGCCTACGCCAACCGCTTGAGCTGGATGGTGGAAGACACCATGCGCAACAACGCCAGCGTGAAGCTGTTGGAGGCTATGGAACTTGGTGGCTTTGCACGGGAGATTCCAAAACCCGAAGCTGCGCAGAACCAGAATCTTGTCGTGCCGCGCCTGTACCGTGATGGCAAGCCCGTGTTCTTCGAGGTGCAGAACGAATACGACATGCTGGCCTTCCAGCAAGCACCTGAGATCATGAACGGCCTTACCAAGGCCCTTGGTGCTACAGCCCGTGTGTTGCGTCTGTCGATCACGGCCATGCCCCCGTTTGCCATCAAGCAGGTGGTGGATGACGCGCAGCGTGCGGCGTTCTACTCCGGCGTGCAGCGACCATTGGTTGTTGCCATGAAGACTCTGTACAACTTCCCCAAGGTGTTCTTTGGTGAGCTGACAGGGCGCAAATCCGTGGCGGTTAAACGCATGGAAGAGCTGGGCATCATCGGGGACTATGACTTCAACATCTACGAGCCTGTGACCGATATTGAAAAAGAGATCGGCGCCACAAAACGCAACGTGGCCGGGAAGATGTTCCACCGTCTTGAGCAGTTAACCAAGGCTTCTGACCTTGCGGCTCGTTTGGCTGTGTACGAAGAGACCATGCGGGAAACCAACGGCGACGAGCTGCTGGCACAGACCCGCGCACGCGAGTTGATCAACTTCACCCGGAGGGGCTCCAGCGCCACGATGCGTACGGCTGCACGAGTGATCCCGTTCTTCAACGCCTACGCACAGGGTATGGACGTACTGTACCGTGCGGCATCGGGTATTGACGGGTCTTCTTCTGGCGAACGCGCTGCAGCACGCCGGATGTACATGAGCCGTGTCGCCATCATGACCGCGTTTGGGTTTGCATACGCACTGGCCATGAGCGACGACGAGGGTTACGAAAACGCCACAGACGAAGTGCGGGACAACAACTGGCTCTTGCCCGGCGGATACAAAATCCCCGTGCCGAAAGAACTGGGCTTCGTCTTCAAGTCCATCCCCGAGCGCGTTGTTCAGTACATGAAGCGCCTTGGCACCGAAGAAGAGCAAGACATCACCAAAGCACTGGGTAGCGTGGTCAAGGCCGGGTTCTCTGCATACGGGTCACCCAATGCCGTGCCTTCGTTCATCCGCCCTGTGCTGGAGAACATGACCAACTACTCCTTCTTCCTGCAACGGGAGCTGGAGTCTGCATCCATGCAGCGGCTTGAAGCTGGCCAACGGTCCACGTCCTCCACATCGGAGCTGGCAAAAGCGCTGGGGGAAACCACCAACATGTCACCGATCAAGATTGACAACTTCTTGAAGGGTGTTTTTGGTATGGCGGGGTCAACCACCTTGCTGATGACTGACGCTATGCTGAACCCAACCCGCCCAGATCGTCCGCTGTACCAGATGCCATTCACCAGCATCTTCCTGTACGACACGATCGGCGGGCGCAAGAAGGCTGAGTTTTACGACCTGCGGGAAAGGGTTGGCCAAGCCGATGCAACCTTCAAGGACCTGCTCAAAACCGACCCAGCCAAAGCAGAGAAATATCTGGAGAAGAACCAAGCGCTGATTGCTGCCGCCCCGCTGATCAACGACACCTTGCGCGACTTGAGCCAGATGCGTGCCCTGCGTACGATGGTTGAACAGGGGTCGGAAGAGATGCTGGGCATGGATGGCAAAGAGCGCCGGGAACTGATTGATGAAATCCGTGAATCCGAGAACGAGATGCTCAGCTACACCCGTGAACTTGAGAAGATGCTCCGCGAATAAAATAACCCCCCGGCTCAACACCGGGGGGTCAAAAGGAGACTTCATGAGCAACCGCAAAGTTGCATAGGGATCGTATCACGATAGCCGCCAAACGCGAACCCCCCACAATGTGTTTTCTACGCGCTCCACCGTACGAACCCGAATGTCACGCGCCTTTGCTTGCTGGGCTAGTTGCTTGCGCAACGAGGCGGTGTCAATGCACGGGACAAAGAAGGAGGAGCCCACGATGAACTTCCCCCACTCTATCTCGATCTGAACACCCTCCGTTTCAATCGGCTTGATCATCACCTGCAGCCAGCACCGCTTCGCTGTCGAATACGTGGTGCATGTTGTCGTCGATCATCAACACGTTCACGGGCGGGGATGCAACCATCGTGCCTTTTCCGATACGTTTCTTTGTAGCAGTGATGTTCACGCCAGTGTTGCGCAGGTTGTTCACGGTGTCGTGGTAACTGACCTGATTCTTGGCGCACCATTCCTTGAACTTCTTTTGCACGATGTACAGATACTTCGTGTCCGGCTCGTAACGGATCAGCAGTTCGCCGCGTGGTTCACGCATCGGTGGCGTTGGAAGCCCGTTATCTGCCGCGCCATCACGGATAATCAGGATGTTGTTGATGTTGGCTGCGATGAACGAACCCAGTGCGCCAGCGCCGTCCGTTGTGTTGCCGTTCTTGACTTCGCCCTTGCCAGCCTTCAGGAACACGACAAGCCAGTTGAAGATGCGCTTGACATCGATGTCGATCAGTTGCAGTTGGTTGGCAATCAGGCCCCCGGTGATAGCCAGCGCCGCGATGTTGGACCAGAAGCGTTCACGTTGGCCAAGCCCTGCAGCAGCGTCCAGCCGCAGTTGAACGTCACGCAGAATGTCCAGCACATCGGGCAGGTTCTCGACCACGTACTTGATGAACACCTCTCCGGCATGGCCGTAGTTATCGGTCAGTCGGCCGAACAGCGCATCGGTGTATTCCTTGGAATGGGTGTTGGTCTGGTGAATCCGCAGCTCAATGATCCGCATCATCTCGCCTTCAGGGAAATCCTTCAGGGCGTACAGCTTGTCGTACAAGCTGCTGTTCGATGACGTGATGGCCACCAAACGCCAGAAGGTATGGTTCAGCCGCTCAGCGTTGGACTGGGACTCCATGCGGTTCTTGCCGCGCCCCTGCGTGATGGCGTACGCCAGTTGGCTGATGATCTCCTCCTTCATGTTGGTGATCTCATCAATCGTGGCGGGCAAGTTATTCAACACACCGAAGCGGTGAATCTTGGCGTTGTACGTGTCATCGTTTTGCAGCAGCAGGTCAAAGGGCTTGCCCCATATGCTGTTAATCACCATCTGCACGGTGGACTTACCCGTACCAGAGCCGGGGCTCATCAAGTTGACAATACCGCCGCGCACCTGTGTGAAGGGCATCAACACGCTGCCGAACCCAAGGAACAGCGCAAAGGCTTGCGCCTCCATGCCGGGGTTGTTGTAGAAGTTCGCAATCGTGCGCCATTCGTTCAGGTCACCCTTCTTGGTGAGCAAGCTGCATGTCTGCATGATGGCCCGGGATGGTGGGCTGTACCGCACACCGTCTGCCGAAATCTCCCGGTCCCCGATGATGAATGTCTTTTCTTCTGTCCAGCCAAATTGGCTGCGGACTGTTTCTGCTTGTCCCATATGTTGCAATTCCTTTAACCAGCGTTGTATGTAAAACATGAGGGGGTCGATGGTCTTGCCAAGGGCCATGATGCCCTGCGCCGCAATCGTGTCCCTGAACCTGTCTTTCGATGTGGCATCTGTCAGCGGGATAGAAAACTCCCGGACGCCATCTTTGGGCAGGTGCAAACGCAACCACAGCACTTCGCCCTGCTCTTGGTCAAACATGCGCTTGACCACGTAGAAATCGTTTTCGTAGATCAGCTTGTCGTCTGATACCCCGGCATCATTGGGTGTGCCCTTGAGGTATATGCCGCCATGCTTGCCACGGAAAAACGGAAAAGGGTACGTAGGGATGATGTACGTGCGGGTGTCGTGTGAGTTGGCATCCTCGGCCTGCACCACGTTGTCTTCCTCGGTGGCAGCGGCAATCTCTTTGCCCAGCACGATCGGTGACCCAAACTTGCCTTTGTGGGGGCACTGGGTGCACACGCCGGGGTTCAGGGAGTCGAAGGTGTCGCAGGTGTATGGGCCCTTGGTCAGCCCTGCCTTGTAAGCCGTGTCGGACGGGTCGTACTGCGGGTGGTTGTGCGACATCTCATGGATGGCGGTAGCTTCGTCTTCACACAAGTGTGCAATGGACAAGCCTGCTCTCCACAGGGGCTCCTCGATGTTCGCTTGGTCCGCCATGATGTGGTTGAGCTGTGCACAACCTTGCAGGCCCATAGCGACGATCTTGTGGAACTTGTAGATGTTGTTCTGGCCCATGAGGGCCTTCGTGGTGTTGTCCATGCCCGCACTCTTGATGTGGTCGGGCACTTCAAAGGGCAACGCGTCTTCATGCTGGCTGGGCTCGGGTGCACCCAGAGCTTTGGCAAACTCGAACAGGTCGATCAAGCCATCACCACTGATGTACTCCACAGGCAGCGGGGCATCGGGGTTCTTGAAGTTGGTGGTCTCTGGTACGCGCAGGATACGCGCAACATCGGTCGTGCAGGAGGGGTCAGCGTACAGGCTGCGTTCGGTACACACGGCTTTGAGGCGGTTGGCCACAGGCAACCACATGTCTTTTGAAATGCTCTCAGGCAGTACCCAGTAGGCGTGCACCCCGTTGCCGGAATTAACGCAGATGGGCTGTGGGAGATTCAGGTCGCTGCAAAACTGACCCAGTGCCGCCATTGCCAGCTCACGCGTTGCGTATTCCTTGGTAAGGCCGCAATCCAAATCAAGCCAGAAGGCTCTAGCTTTCGTGGCGTTCGCGGCCAACCTACGGGGTGGCTGCATATCTGGGTCGAAGCTGAACATCGCAAAATAGGTGTCAGCTTGGGCTTGGTGAATCCCGTCAACTTCTTGCACCAATGATGGCAAGCTATCTGCGAACCGTGTACGAATTTTCCCCTGCTTAATGCCGACTGCACAGTATGTCCCTGTCTCCGCAAGAACCGTGCTTAGGAATTCGGTCAGTGTCATGGCAGGAATTGGTTATTGTTTGTCGAGGAAGCGGGTCAGCTTGGCGGCGATTTCTGGCTTTGGGTTGAACTCCCCCATGAACCATGCGTACACGGTCACGGTGCTCACACCTGCGATCTTGGCAACCTCTTTCACGGAGACGCCCTTCTTGATACATGCTCGCCCAATCTTGACGCCGATCTTTTTGCTGTCGGCAGCCTTGTTCTTTTCAACAAGGGAAACGGTGTATCCGATCATTTTGTTCTTTCGTTAGGTGGGGGTACTCGCTGCGTCTGTAAACGCATCCATCAACCGTAGCGTCAAAACGCAGTTTCTGTGATGGGTAGGGCGCACAGCATCCGCTTTCCCCCCGGAACCATTACTCGGCGTCGTCAGCCCAGTCTTCGAGGACCGAGGCCACATCTTTCACTTCGGCCTTCTTGGCGGACGTGCGCTTGACGGGCTCATCCACTGCATCGACTGGTTTGGCTTTGGTCTTGGCAGCGATCTGCTCGTATTCAGGGCCGTCTTCCTCTTTTGTCAGCTCACCCATAGGGCGTGCGCCAGCGAACGGGCTACCTGTCGGCTTGGTTTCGCCATCCATCTGTGTCACGGTCATGGTGACTGCGTTCAGTGCATCAGGTGTATCGCCTTGCAACTTGGCAGAGGCCATCTCTTCAACGCTCAACGGACGCATCGCACGGAAGGTCAGCTTGGGTGTGGCGCTGGCTGTGTCGAAACGCATCTCTGTCACCACGGCCGTCACGGGGATACCGTGGCCACCCAAGAACTTGGCGTACTGCTGCAAGGGCATCTTACCGTTGTCACCTGTACCGAAGATCGACTGTGCTGGCAGGGTCAACTGATACACATCACCTTCGAGGTTGTTCTCCAACACCACGGCGAGGCGGTGGCTGAATCGGCAAGCGCGGCTGTCACCTTGACCAGAACCTTTGATGTTCTGTGGGCAGTTGGCGCAGTTGGGGGACTGCTTGTTCTTGGAGTCTGCAGCGGGTGTGACGCCATCGTTGGAGTAGCAAGCGGGGGCGGCGTTTTGGCCTTCCACATACGTGCCAGCGTAGTAGCTGCGGCTGGTCTTCTCAGCGGAGCGAACCAACACCACGTTCATAGCGCGGTCGTCATTCTGTGCAACCTCTTTGCCGCCAACGATCATGCGGAACACACCGCCACGAATGGAGATGCGCTTGCCCGTACCGCCACCCATCAGGGCTTTGGTCGTTGCGTCGAGTTCGAGGCCACGCAGGTGGGCGGGGAGGGCGTTGCCACCTTGGGCGAACAGGGTCATTTCGTTACTCATTTAGAGTTCTCCTTGGTTAAAAACTGATTGACGATTGATACGTCCATGTTGAAAAATTTGGCAAGCTCACTACCGAAAAAACGATAGCTCTTACCTACGCGAATGTAAGGAATACGCTTGGTCTCGTCTTCCTCACGGATCATTGTGTGAATAGTTGACGGGGCGACCTGCAATAGCTTCGCCACCTGCGCCAACGTCAGGGCAGTTTCCATTTAGCTTCTCCGTACCGTTACAGTGTACTTGTTGTCCACGTTCAAACCAGTGGGCATGAGGTCCGGGTTTTCACGTAGAAAGTTTTTCATGTTGAGCTGCGATATGCGGCGCTCCACGAGATCAAGCGCATCGTTGTCCCGGATGAACTTGTGCATTGCTGCCCAGTCGCCAGTCCAGTACCTCGTTTGCACTGATTTGATTGCAGTGCCGTGTGCAGTCTTGATACTGTCGGCACCTGTTGCTTTGCAAACCTCAAGCAAGCTGGACTCTACGAGGTCCATCTGCTCCTTGATCTTGCCGTCTTCTTCCTCGAACGCAGCTTTGAGCTGTGCTCGCTTGTCACGCATCTTTATGTAGACGTTGACAAGTTTGTCTGCCGTTATGCTCATGGTCTTTCCTTCGTTGTTTTGGGTAATCATACACAGTAATCTTTATCTTGTAAAGGTGAGTCAAGATTTATTTTCAACTCCTTCCGCAAAAGTTTCTCGGTACAGTTCCATCAGGCTGAACTGCGCTTCTTCCTTAGACTCCAGTGCCCGGTACAGCTTGGACTCCACTGGGCTTCCTTGGAGCTTGACGACCAGACACTTGTTCTTTTGCCCGGCACGGTGAACACGGGCGTTGGCCTGTGCGTAGGTTTCGTATGAGGTGATGGGTGCCCACCACACCACGGTATTGGCCGCGTGCAGAGTGACACCGTGTGACGCAGCTTGGGGCTGGATGACCAGCACTCGTGGGTCGTCAGTCTCCTGAAAGCGTTTGAAGATGTCCGTGCGCCGCCCTGCGGATACCCCGCCGTGGATGACCTCCACAGTGATGCCATCCTTACGAAGTGCTTCGTACAGAATCTCGATCGTGTGCCGGAACGGCACGAACACCAGCACCTTGTGGCTGGACTCCTCGATCACCTCCTTGAGCACGCTCATGCGGTTGGTGGAGTCAAACGAAACCACCTCGCCAGTATCGGAATAAACTGCGCCACACGCAATCTGCAGCAGCTTGTTGAGCTTGGCAGCGGCGTTGACCGCAGTGACTTCTTCCCCGGCAGCTTGCATGGCCATGACCTTGCGGAGCTTCTCGTAGTACTTGATCTGCTGCGTAGTCAGGGGCACTTCACGCTCGGTGTACAGCAGGTCCGGCAGGTCCAAGCATTCGTCCTTGGTGAATCGGATGGCGGGCTGTAGCAGGGAGTTGACAATTTGCTGGGCTTCCTTCTTCGGTGCCCACTTGAACTGCGTGATCTTGTTCATCACCTGATCTCGGTACAGTGTGAAGCTGCGCGGCGCGGCCGATGGGTTGAGCATCTTGGCCAGACCGTAGGCATCCAAAGGGGACTGCGAGGCGGGGGTGCCTGTCAGCATCCACAACCACGTGTTGGGCTGGATGATCTTGTTGAGCGACTTCCACCGGGCAGTAGATGCAGTCTTGTATGCGTTCGCTTCATCGACCACCACCATGTCAAACCCGGCAGCGGCGATCTCGTCTTCCACAATGCTGATGCCATCAAAGTTGATGATGACAAACTCCGCATCCGAGTTGATGATCTTGATGCGTTTCTCCTTACTGCCGTAGGCCACGCCCACCTTGCGGTGCATCGCGGCTTTGAAGATGTCGGCCTGCCATGCGGACTGCATGATGGACAGGGGGCAGATGACCAGCACCCGTTTGATCTGCTTGAGGTTCATCAAGTAATCTGCGGCCCATGTGACAGACATGGTTTTGCCAGTGCCGGGGTCATTGAAACAAAACGCCCTGCGGTGCAGGGTCAGGAAAGCAGAGGTCTGCTTCTGGTGCACGAACGGATCGTAGATACCGGGCCAGCCGTACTTGGCGATGATGGGGGACGGCACGTTCTTGATCTTGAGGTTCTTCAAAACCTGTGCTTCTTCCAGCCCCCAGTGAACCATCACCGTGCTGACCGGGCCGTCTTCGACCAACGCGCTTTTGGGGATGACGCTCAAGACCTTATGCGGATTCTTGAGCCGCAGTTTTAAAGCCTTGCCTTGAATGATTTCCATGTGTTCTCCAATGCAGAATATCCTGAAAGTGGAATCCACGTTCAGGTCTGAGGTTGGCACCTTACGGGTGCCACTCGGTCAAATCATCCCCCCACGAAAGGAACTTGGGGCCTTTGACTGATACGGTTTAAGGGTTCAAATCTTGAAACACCCCCACAGCCCCACTCATACCTGACGGGCTGCGTATTGCGAATTTACTTGGGCTTATTCTTTTTCACGGTGTGGTCGCTGTTGCGACTGAACGACCTGTTTGCTGCAGCGGTCTTGAGCTGCAGGTTGCTTTTGTCGGTGCTGCCACCCTTAGATAGTGGGCGCTTGTGGTCAATATCCTTGCCCTTGCGGTCGATACCTTCTCGGTCATACAGGTCCCGGGCGTTTTCTCTTTTGCGTCTTGCATCTGCTTCACTCTCTCCACGTGCCAGTTGTTGCTGGTACTCTTTCTTATACGGTCTTGGTTTGTTTACGAATGGCATGTTATTTCCTCCCACAATGGGCGCACGATGTCACCCAGCAATATTGTTTGCACAGGCCGTTTGGTTTTGCGTTCCACACGCCTGAACTGTACGCGCCTTCCAGCATGGTGATCGTTGGCATCCAGTTGCCCCAATACCGATGCTGTTGCTGCGCTTCATAGACTGTAGGGACAAATTTGCCCTCGGTCAAGAACAACAATCCACCCTTGACCACGGTGATCTTGGGGAAGATTTTGAACACGGCCAGCGCCATCAATTCAAGCTGGCCAAGGTCTGCATACTTCGATTTACCAAGCTTGTAGTCGATGACCCGGGCTTCGCCCTTTTCTTCGTTGACGATCAGCAGGTCAGCCACACCACGGAACCAACACTCTTTGTCAAAGAAGTCGCATGGCTCCAAAGATTCGGTCAGCGCCACCTTGAATTCGCAGTACTTATCGCCGGGAATCTTGATCAAACTGTCCAGCGCGGGCTTGATGAAATCGTATTTGGCAGGTATAGGGATGCCATCCCGCACGTAGAACTCAGCAACGGAGTGCACCTCCTTGCCATACATGGCAGCTTCGCCTTCCGGCTCCTTCACGTCCTTGACCACCTTGGCGTGGTAGAACTTCTTGGGGCAGGTCGTGAAGGTCTTCAGGCTACTGAAGCTCCATGCTGGGATGGTGGGCATTTGGTTCCTTAGCAATCACCGTAACTGTCGCCCATGCCGCTTTCGCAGTTGACAGGCAACCCTTCGGCCCACGCAGGAACCCAACGCATGCAGGTTTCCACATAAGCACGTGCTTCATCGGCTTCTTCCCGCCTCGCAATGATACCGATGGCATCATGCACGGTAAGGACAACCTTGTACCGTTTGGCGATTTTCAGCATTTGTTCCCCGATGATACACCTCGCCACGGCTTGTGTGAAGTTCTCAACGACCTTGCCACCATAAATTTTATTGGGTCCGGTGCGGGTGTCGTACACGAACTGCCGCTTGCCTTCTGCATCAGCCACCTCACGGATGCCGTTGTAGAAGATGTGCAGGCCGTTGGGCAGCAGGATACCCTTGTCGTCCACCGTGAGCAGGCCGTTGTGGCATAGCTTCATGGTCTGGCCCCGTGTCATGCACCTCAAGGCTTCTTGCGACTCCCGCCAAAGCTGCGGGATTTTTGGATAGCGCGAACGATAGACCGAAATAATACGCGCACACTCATCGGTGGACAGGTCAGTACCAAATGTTTTGAGCTGAGCTTGGAACTTCGGACCACCCATCCCGTACCCTGCGCCGAGAATCGTAGTCTTACCCACGAATCTTTCCTCTTTCGTAATCTCTTCTTCAGCCTTGCCGTATATAGCTGCCGCCATGATTTTGTAAACATCTTCGCCCCTTGCAAACGATTCCACCAAGTCATCCTGCTCAGCCTCCCACGCCAGCGTCCGCGCTTCGATCTGCGAAGAGTCCGCATCGATGAACACGTAGCCCTCGGGGGCGAGGATCGCCTTCTTGAGCTTGCCTGCGTTGGGCCCACGGCTTGGCAGGTTCTGCAGATTCACAGAGTCCGAGCCACCCCAGCGCCCCGTGTGGGCCGCATAGTATTTCAGCGGCACGGGGAACACCCCGTTACGCCGCCCGATGTCGATGAAACGCTGTGTGCGTGATTCTTCCAGCGTGGATTTAGTACCCAGACGCGCAGCGCACAGTGATTGCACCCGCACATCCTCGTGCTGCAGCAGGGCCTTGAACGGCTCATCGCTCTTGGCAAAGGCGTAGGTTTCCTTGCCTGTGGTCATGCTGATCTTCATCGGGATGTTGGGCACCACACGCTTACCTTCCTCATCAACCAGAGCTTCAAGGATGGCAGCGAACTTGGGGTTGCTCATCAGCTCCTTGCGGATGCCCGCACGGGTTTCTTCATCCCCGAGGATTTGCTTGAGGGCCAAGTCCTTACGGCCGATCGCGCTCAGTGCGTTGACCAAGTGCCCCTGCTTTTGTGCAGCGGTGTCTTCGAGGTGCAGCTCCAGCGCCCGGTCATCCAGCCTGAGTACGGGCTCCACGTACATCTTCAGCGTCAGGTCGATCAGCTTGAGTTCGATGGGCGGAAAGCCTGCAGTCATCATCTTGTGGAAAATGGTGTGCGTCAGCTCCACGTCGTTTTTGCAATACTCGCCGTATTGCACAAGCTGGGAGGGGGAGAACTGGTGGGTTCGTTTGCCCTTGGCATCCAGCACCTCGGTTCCTTTGACGCCCGCACCGTACCGCTCGGCCATCGCCTTGAGGGAGCCCCCAGCTTCAACGCCGTGCAGGGCGCGGCCCATCGACAGGGTGTCCAGCCAGCCCTTGGGTTTGACGCCGTACTTCCACGACATGATGGCACCATCGAACATGGTGTTGTGCGCCAGCACAAACGAGTCTGCCCATGGCAAGCTGCACAAGGTGTCTTGCACCCGTTTGGGGTCATTGCCCGGCACCCAGACCGTACGCGCATCGTTGATCTTGTAGGCAAACCCAATCGCTTCAAAGCGGTCGTCGTTGACGTACTGCTCGGTGCTCAGCTTGGTCAGGCTGTAGTCGCTGTCGTAGTACGTTTCAAAATCGATTGTGATCAGCTTAGCCACGTTTGAACCCCTGCATCTTGGCTTCAATTGCATCATCAATCATCGACCGGATTTGGGGGTTGGCAGTGGTGGTTGCGGTGTTGGCGATGGTGACACCCGTGTGGCCGACAACCCCGTGGGCTGGGCTATTGGCGAACAGTTGTTGTGGTGTGATGTTTTGGTATACGGCGTTTATGTTGTTTCCCGCGCTGGACATAGCTTTTGCATCACGCATCAGGCCACTTGTTTTCACGTCCGCGCCAACCAAAAGATTCTTGAGCATGCTCTTGTACTCGCGGTCGCGGTAGACTTCACGGTACTTGGCCAGCATCAGGTCAATTTCAAACTGATCGTACGCCCACAGCACGTTGCGGCCACTCGTGGAGTTCGAACCTTCCCACGCCCCAGCGTAGCGCTCCAGTGATTCGCACAGCGAGTTCCATCGCCCGTAGTGTTCAAACTCATCTGGGTTGCTGTCCATCCGCTGCAGCACCAGCTTTACAAAATCGCATGGCTCGTTCATAGCGCCACCAACCTTTCTTCAAGTTCATCAAGGCAAGTCTCGTTCACCAAGCACGCGAACCCACCAGCGGCAGCGATCGCATTCAACTCACGCTCTTGCAGCGCTGTTGCTTTACCGTACCCAGCCTTACACTCGATGGCAATAAACTTGCCGTTCTTGCAGCCGATGATGTCGGGGATGCCCGAGCGCCCCAGCCCCATGCCCGGAGGCATGAAGTGGTAGATGCCGTGGTTGACCAGCATCTTGCGCACAGCGGCTTTGACTTTGCCTTCAGGACCTGTCGCCATGCTGCACCTCCTTGAGCTTCTGCATGTAGTGCTTGGCCTTGCCTGCGTCATCGCTGCCGTCCTTGCGCCCAGCACGCAGGCTGTACTTGATGATGTTGCCTTTGAGGAACCCCTTGAACTCCTCGCCTGTCAGCACGGCTTCCATGATGTGCCACGGCTGGATGGGCATGTCCTTGTAGTGGTTGCCGCTGACCTGCATGTCATCGGCCGTGGTGCCGTTCGTGCCTTTGTTTAGGCGGCTGGTGTTCAGCATGTGTTGCAGCTCCTGCTCTTCTGCATCGGTGAGCATTGGCGTAAGGTCAGGGAACAGTTCCATCTGCGCTGTGTTTGGGATCGGGTTCATTTCACTCTCCTTTGGTTATCAGGTCGGGGGCAATTGTCTGGGGGCACGATGACACACCAGATGGCTATTGGTGGGTTGCGGCCATGCCGCATCCACCTGTCTATGTAAGCGTCAGGCATCTTAGCTAGGCGCTTGCGGATGCTGCTGGGCTCACGCTCAAGGTTGTTGGCAATTGTGCCCACATCCAGCCCGTCAGGGCTGGCTCTGAGTAGTGTGCGCACGGACTGTGTGGCGTTGGTTCTCATAGCTCGTGCTTGTTGGGGGAAGGTTTTATTTTCGGGTGCGCCCGGCTGTGGATGCTGAACGCTTTGTAAGCCACCAAGTTTTCTTCGGGAGTCAGGTGCGCATAGGTCTGCGGTGTCTTTGGTTTGAAGGCGGTGTCCTTTCTAAAAATACTCGGCCGTTGGTTGTGCTTCCAGTGGAAGGGTGAGTCGGGGTGGCATTTACATTTCATTTTTTCATGTTCCTTACATATACCGCAAAGGACGCAGCGGTATCCCCAAGAGACTTCATCTTGTCAAACTCTAGGGCAACTTCTTCCAGCGTCTCGTTACGCACAACCTGCTGGAACGTAATGGCAAACATGCGCTCCTTTGCGGTGTCAACGTAGTCTTGAATGTCATCGTCATCATTCATCATCTGTTCTCCGAGGGTACGAATTTAAACGCCTTGTTTGCGTTGATCAGCCCATACGGGCTGGCAGTAAAGTTATGCCCCTTGTAGCAGTCATAGCAGTATTGCGTTGGCGACTTGATGTCGCACTTGCACTTGCGGCAAAACTTCCACGGCTTGCGCTTGATGGCTTTCTCACGTTCTTCGGGGGTCATGGCTTCCTCATTTCCAGCATCAATTGGCGGCAGTCGTTCCAGCCTGCGGCGTATGCAGGCAGCTCGTCCTCATTCGGCCCAATAGCATCGGGGACGGCTGGCTGTGGTGGCTGCTCTGCCAGTGCTTCTCGCACTCTGCGCTTTGCATCCGGTTGATTGGCCAGCCACTTGCTTAGACCCTTGCAGTCATCTTGCAAAAGACCGGGAGGCCAGCCTGTTTTACCGCCGTTGTTTTCGGTTGTTGTCATCTGCTCTGGCTCATAGTCCAACCCCAGCTCACGGGCGTTCTCTGCCATCTTGTTGAGGGCTTCGTCTGCTTTATCCCACGCACCAAAATACTTTGACCCGTTATCTTGTAACGGGCGATAGGGCCGTTTGGGCCAACCAGCCACCACATCCTGCCGTACAAGCAAAGCAAAGCGCCGTATCTCAGGCGTCATTTCTTTGATCTCAGCCTCGGCACCGAGCCGGTCCAGCTTATCAATAATTCTTT